CCTTGCTCTGTTGGAGTTGCAGGAGGACAATTGAAGGTAATTACCATGGTTTGGCAACATCCCAAGGCTTCAAGTGATCCTGGTGAGACTGAAACATCTATCTTTAAAGAATATGATGTGTACATTAAGACTAATCTAACTAATGATAAGTGGGTTCACCTTGAAACCGTACCTGCAACATCGCTTAGAATACTTGTTCCATCTGGAGTAACTTCCTTTCAGGTTGCAGTTCAGGTACCTGTCTATCCTAAGAATTATTCTGCAGATGCAGCAATCTTTACTTTAGAAACTCCGATAGTGGTATAATTATAGTATGGCAAAAATACCCTTACCTGAGCGTGGACAACCACTAGATGTAGCATATGTTTATGAGTTAGCCCAAGCAGTCAACGAGTTATCAAAAGAGGTCTCTCCAGCAACCTATGACTATGTAACTGTTCAGACAGCAGACAACGGTCCACAAAATAGAAAGGTTACAGAGGTTAGGGTTATTGGTGCACTTGTTAAAGTTGCAAGTAGCAAGTCTGTTACCCCTGGTGAGCAAATTTCTTTTTCACATTCATTTACAGGAGAGTTTAGATTCCCCCCAATTGTTACTGCTACCCCAATAAACGTAGGACAAACTCCTGCTGGAGCAAGCGTATCTTTAATATTAAATGATCCATCTACGTCTTCTGTTACTGGGTTTGTTAAGTTTAACACATCTGGAGATGCTTCTCTTAATGTTAACTTAATTATCATTGGTATACCAAACTAATGCTAAAATGTAAAAAATGTAAAGGCAGAATGTTTCTTGACAGACAATACAGCACAATCGGACACCTTGAGACATATTGCATGGCTTGTGGATCAAGAGATTTTTTTAATCCACCAACAAGTTCTGCGGAGGGTTTATGGCTATTAAAAAGGGAAGTATCGAGAGCGAAGGCTACAATGTCCTCCCTGTAATTCCAGGGAATAAAAAGGTCTGGTTTTTAAATGGAGACCTAGTTCGAGTGCACCATTTAAATAAATCTAATGGAATAATGTCTGTTTATAATATCACAAAAGATCAAATTGAAAGTTGTTTAGTTTCTGATTTTAAAAAGAAAAGAGAACGGGCCTATACCGTTAGAGAGACTGCTGATTTAGTTAATCGTCATAAAAAATATATGCCATCACTAATGAAACGAGGAGTCATCCCATTTCCAACGGGATCTCAAAAGGGTGGGGCCAGAGGATTCCAAGTAAGATCATATTACTCAGAATCGCAAGTAAAAGAGATACGTGATATACTTGCTACATACCATATTGGTAGGCCAAGAAAAGACAAATTAATAACAAATGATATTACGCCTAGCAAACAAGAGTTGACACGAAGAATGGGCGATGGTATACTTACATATAGAAGAACAGAAGACGGACAGTTTGTTCCAATTTGGAGCGAGTCTATTTAACGAAGGGTATGAAATGGAAAACGAAGACACAAAGGTATCTGTTACACTTGGATACACGCTTAACCTAGGAAACTTTCAATCGCTAAGGCTTGACCTTGGGGTAGTTGACACAAGACGTAATGGAGAAACTGCAGACCAGGCTTTTGAGCGAGTCTACAAGTTTGTTGAAGATAAACTGACTGATAAGATTAACGAAGCAAAGGCAGAGATTAACGAATAATGGCTGAGCGCAAAGACCGTATGGCTTTGCTTTCAAGATACAGCAAGTATCATACCGCAAGGTACGAATCAAAGCCATCCCTTAATCTAAATGTAGAACAGTGGGCTTCAGATGCCCTAGTTGAATCATACGGAATTTCAGGGTGTTACGATATACTTGAGTATTACTTTAAGGTTGCAGAGAATCCATCTTGGAATTACTTTGCATATAATGCAGAAAAGATTTTACAAGCACAAAAAGATAAAAGCAGAGATGACAACGAGAGAGCAGAGCGTAGAAGAATGGCAAAGGAGTGGCTAAGTGAATAATACAGAGTCCAAACTAATTACTGCAGTTCTTCAAGATAAGCAGATCCATATACTTCTGCAGGCAAATGTTGATAACCTTCTAAGAACTCACGGAGATATCTGGAACTTCATCAGACTCTATTTTGAAAACAATAAGTCTTTACCACCTGCAGAACTTGTAACAGAAAAGTTTAGAGACTTTGCCCCAATAGCAAATGTAGGAGCAACCAAGCACCACCTTGAAGAGTTGCAGGGTGAGTACCTAAATGACAGCCTTAAAGATATTCTAAGATCAGCAGCAGGAAATGTTCAAAACAATCAGGGAACTATTGCTCTAAATGATTTAATTACTCAGACATCTGAGTTAAAAAAGAATACTGCAGCCATTCGTGACATTGATGTTACGGATCTTGAATCAGCAGTAGCATACTTTGAAAACCTAAAGGTTCAGCAAGCAGCAGGTCATGTTGGAATTAAAACTAACCTACCAGGGTTTGATAACTATCTTCCTTCTGGAATTATGCCAGGGCAGTTAGGAGTCTTTCTAGCATACCCAGGTATAGGAAAGTCTTGGATGGCTCTGTACTTCGCTGTACAGGCCTGGAAGCAGGGTAGAACACCCCTTGTAATCTCTCTTGAGATGTCAGAAACAGAAGTTCGTAATCGTGTATTTACTATTATGGGTGAAGGACTTTGGTCTCACAGAAAGTTAAGCAATGGAGATGTTGAACTAGATACTCTTAAGGCTTGGCATGCTAAGCATTTACAGGGTAAGCCAGAGTTCCATATCATTTCAAACGATCAGGGTGGAGAGATTAACCCTTCAGTGCTTCGTGGAAAGATTGACCAGTACAAGCCAGACTTTGTAATCGTTGACTACCTTCAGTTGATGGCTCCTAATCAGAAGTCAGATAATGAAACAGTACGAATGAAGAACCTTTCAAGAGAACTTAAACTTATGGCTATTGGTGAAGAAGTCCCAATCATTGCTATCTCATCTGCTACGCCAGACGATGTTAATGATCTTAGTGGGGTTCCTACGCTTGGTCAGACCGCTTGGTCAAGACAGATTGCTTATGATGCAGACTGGGTTATTGCTCTTGGTAGAGCATCAAATAGTGATATTATTGAATGCGCTTTTAGAAAGAACCGTAATGGGTTTATGGGAGACTTCCTTGTACAGGTTGACTTTGACAAGGGATACTACAGATATAAAGATTATGAAGATAAGTAGTTATAATATGGTATGCAGCACGAGAATCTTCCTCCTACCTTCTATCACCATAGACCTATCAAAAAGTTCTATCTTGACGGGGTCATCCACGATGAGTCAGCGCTTGGTAGGCTGAAGGATGAATACATCAGGCTCCTGGATTCAGAAATGCGACTATCAGGATATGTGCCACGGCTTGACATAACTCCAGATTTTACGCTAGACTATAACCACAAGAAAAAATATTTTGAGTTTCAACTAACAGTACACGGGACATACACGGGAAGAAGACAAAGCGAATGGATAGCAGGAATAGACGTAAGCACACCAATCTTTATACAAAAGAGCAAATCAAAAGAGTTCTCACGGGAACAGGTGTAACGATTGAGTCTGAGGTTGACTCAGACTATATTATTTTCTGTCCATATCACAATAACAACAGGACCCCAGCAGGAGAAATAGACAAGTCAAATGGAACATTCTTCTGTTTTGCTTGTCACCACGTTACGGGATTGACAGAGTTTGTTATGCACATGTCTAATAGAACATACTTTGAGGCTGCAAGATTTATCAAAAGCAAAGAAACAGAAACAAGCATAGAACAGGATGTAGACAGGGCCCTTTATAAAAAACCAGAGTTTACTTTGTTTGACGAGGTTGTTATCAAAAGACTACATAATGAATTACTATCTTCTAGCAGAGCAAAAGATTATTTTAACTATAGGAAAATTACCAAAGAGTCAGCATCAAAATTTTCTTTAGGCTATTCAGAAAAACAAGATATGGTAACTGTTCCAGTACATAGTCCAGACGGATTAGCAATTGGATTTGTTGGAAGATCTATTGAGGGCAAAGAGTTTAAGAACACCCCAGGTCTGCCAAAGTCTAAAACACTGTTTAACCTTCATAGAGTTAAGACTTCTGGTAAAGTCTACATAGTTGAATCATCATTTGATGCCATTAGGCTTGACCAGTGTGGCTTTCCAGCAGTAGCAACATTGGGATCTAATGTGTCAAACATACAAATAGAATTGCTTCAGAAGTACTTTAATGATATAATTGTCATTGCGGATAACGATGAAGCAGGTGGAAATATGAAAACTAAGATAGTTGAAAAACTTGGTTCTCGTGTATCTGTAATACAATTAAATAAAGAATATAAAGATATAGGCGACATGGACGATAAGTCAATTCAAGAACTGGACTTCCAGTTTGACAAATCAATACAGTCTATGCTAAACTAACATAATACAGAAAAGAGAAAACACATGGCAATACTAAGAGGAATCAAAGAAATGGGACCAGTACTAGATGGTCCAAAGGGTGGCGACGGCCCAAAGGTTAAGTGGCTAAAACTTGCTGATGGACAATCAGTAAAGATTAGATTCTTAGAAGAACTAGATGAGGACTCAGCAAACTACAGTCCTGATCGTGGTCTAGCAATCGTTGTATCAGAACACACAAATCCAAAGGACTACAAGCGCAAGGCTGTAGATACAATGGACACAGAAGGTCGTGACTGGGCAGAAGAAATGCACCGCAAGGATCCAAAGGCTGGCTGGAGAGCACGTCTTCGTTTCTATTGCAACGTTCTAGTTGACGACGGCATTGAAGCACCATATGTTGCAATCTGGTCAATGGGTATCAGCAAGCAATCATCATTCAACACAATTCGTGAGTATGCACTTGAAACAGGAAGCATCTCAAATGTACAGTGGAAGTTAAAGCGTAATGGTCAGGGAACTGAAACCAATTACACACTAATTCCATCTGCACCAGATAAGGAGCCATTCAACTGGGGAGACATTAAGCCTTACCCACTAGAGTCTGCACTACGCAAGGTTCCTTACGCAGAACAAGAAGCGTTCTATTTGGGCTTTGATGGCCCATCTGCCACTTCAGCAACAAACGCTGATTGGTAATATGAACTACGTCGGCTTACATGTCCACACCCATTTCAGTTTATTTGATGGGATTGCTACTCCAGAAGAATACGTGAACCGTGCAGTTGAGTTAGGGATGCCAGCAATTGCCATCACTGACCACGGTACTTTATCTGGGCATAGGGAACTGCACCGTATTGCAAAAGCAAAGGGCATTAAGCCAATTCTAGGTCTAGAAGGATACATGTGTGCAGACATATCTGATACACGAGATAAGTCTGAAAGAGAAGGTCAACAAGATCTTGTCTACAATCACATTATCCTTCTAGCCAAGAATCAAATTGGTTTGGAAAACCTTAACAAGATTAGTGAACTATCTTGGACAGATGGTTTCTTTAAGAAGCCAAGATTTGATTTTAGTATATTAGAAAAATATAAAGAAGGAATTATTGTTTCTTCTGCTTGCCCAAGTAGCGTTTTAGTTAAAGCACTTGAGGAAGAAGAGTTTGCTCTCGCAAAGAAATATATCTCTTGGTTCAAAGAGCGCTTTGCTGATGACTACTACATTGAGGTTATGCCTCACAATGAAGCACACATAAATAAGTATTTAATACAACTTGCGGATGAATTTGATATCAAAGTTATTGTTACACCAGACTGCCACCATGTTGATCCATCACAAAAAGAAGTTCAAGAGTTTAAGTTGCTTATGAACACACATGGTAAGTTTGTAAAAGATGCAACATATGAGAAGTCAAAGAAAAAGGGCAACATGATGGAGCGCCTTGATTATCTTTATGGCGCAGATCGTCAAATGTCATTTAATAAGTTTGATATCCATCTTCTATCTTATGAAGAGATCAAGGCAGCCATGGAAGCGCAGGGTATTGATAGACCTGACATCTACTCAAACACAATCCTATTAGCAGAGACAGTAGGAGACTATGGAATTCAAGAAGGATTAAACCTACTACCAGTACAGTACAAGAGTCCTGACAAGGAACTTGCAAAGGTTGCTTTGGAAGGTTTGGCAGAGCGAGGTTTGTCAGAAAACCAAGAGTACCTTGACAGACTTGAAGAAGAGTTACAGATTATTAAAGATAAGAAGTTTGCTCCATACTTCCTTGTTGTAAGTAATATGATTAACTGGGCCAAGAAAGAAGAGATTATGGTTGGCCCAGGTCGTGGTTCATCTGCTGGCTCTCTTGTTTGCTACGCACTAAAGATTACAGACATTGACCCTATTGAACACAATCTTTTGTTCTTCCGCTTTATCAATCCAGATCGTAATGACTTTCCAGATATCGATACAGATATTCAAGATACTCGTCGTGAAGAAGTAAAAGATTATCTTGTTAGACAGTATAGACACGTGGCATCCATCGCCACCTTCCTTGAATTTACAGGCAAAGGAATTGTTAGAGATGTTTCACGAGTACTAAATATTCCTTTGTCAGATGTAAACAAGGTTTTAAAGACTGTTGATACTTGGGATGACTTCTGCACATCTAAATCAACACGAGAGTTTCGTGAGAAGTATCCAGAAGTAGAAGTTTATGGAGAGCAACTACGTGGTCGAATTCGTGGTACAGGTATTCACGCAGCAGGTGTTGTAACTGCAAAAGAACCAATCTTTAGGTACGCACCACTTGAAACAAGATCTTCTACTGGATCTGATGAAAGAATTCCAGTCGTTGGTGTTGATATGGAAGAGGCTGAGAGAATTGGCTTAATTAAGATTGATGCTTTGGGTCTTAAGACTTTATCTGTTCTTAAGAACACAATTGATATTATTAAAGAACGAGATGGAAAAAAGATTGACCTTCTTAAGATTAAGATGGATGATGCCAATGTTTATCAGATGCTGTCTGATGGATATACAAAGGGTGTGTTCCAGTGTGAAGCAGCACCATACACAAACCTTCTTGTTAAGATGGGTGTTAAGAATCTAAACGAACTTGCAGCATCAAATGCTCTTGTTCGTCCAGGTGCAATGAATACTATTGGTAAGGATTATGTTGATCGCAAACATGGTCGTCAAAACATTTCTTACACACACCAAGTATTAAAACAATTTACGGAGGACACTTATGGCTGTATTCTTTACCAGGAACAAGTTATGCAAGCATGCGTACACCTTGGCGGTATGTCCATGTCGGAAGCAGATAAAGTTAGAAAGATCATTGGCAAGAAAAAAGATGCTAAAGAGTTTGATCAGTTTAAAGAGAGGTTCGTAGAGGGTGCCTCTAAGTTTATCTCTCCAAACCTTGCTCGTGACCTATGGCATGACTTTGAGGCTCACGCAGGGTACTCATTTAACAAGTCTCACGCAGTAGCATACTCAACACTATCCTATTGGACAGCATGGCTAAAATATTATTATCCACTTGAGTTTATGTACTCAGTGCTAAAGAATGAAAAGGATAAAGATGCGAGAACTGAATATCTTATTGAAGCAAAAAGAATGGGAATTAGCATTAAGTTACCTCACATTAACGATTCGGATATTGATTTTAAGATTGAGGGTAAAGGTATTCGGTTTGGACTCAGTGCTATCAAGTTCATATCTGACAAGATTGGTGAACGATACATATCGGCACGACCATTCAATTCGTACAAAGAACTTGAAGAATTCACATTCACCAAGGGCAACGGAGTAAACAGTCGTGCACTCCAAGCACTTAGGGTAATTGGCGCAGCAACATTTAATGATAATCCTAGAAATGATCAGGAGATTAAAGAGAACCTGTATGAGTACCTAAACCTTCCAGAGTTTAATATTACTATACCTTCTCACTACTATGCATTCATTCAGGACATTGTTGACTTTGAAGAAAAAGGATCATACATTTTTATGGGTATGGTAAAATCTATTAAAAGGGGAACAGGATGGTCACGAGTTGAAATTTTGGATAAGACTGGGTCTGTGGGTATATTTGATGATGAGAATACAACTATTGAGACGGGTCGTTCTTATCTTGTCTTGTGTAATGATAACAGGATTGTTTCTTTCATACCTTCTGATGAGATAAAAGAATCATCTCATGCTCTAGTAAAGTTTTTAAGTTACAAGCAGTTGCCGTACAAGGATGATGAAATGTTTGTTGTATCCTTTAAGCCAAGGATTACAAAGGCTGGAAAGAAGATGGCATCTCTTACACTTGCAGATACAAGCAGAGATCTTCATTCAATTACAGTTTTCCCAACATCTTTTGCAAAAGCATATATGCACATTGAAGAAGGAAAATCTTATAAGTTTAGTTTTGGAAAGACAAAAGACGGAACAGTCACATTGGAGGATGTACATGTCAGTTAGTATAGAAGAAGCGTTAGCACAACTTGATCCTAAGTTGAGAAAAAGATTAGGTACTGGAGTAGGTGTAAACTATGAATACCAGCCTACACCTAGTTACGGATTAAACCGTGCACTGGGAGGCGGTCTACCATATGGCAGACAAGTTCTTATCTGGGGTTCAAAGTCTTCTGCAAAGTCTTCTATGTGCCTTCAGATGATTGCTCTAGCGCAAGCAGAAGGAAAACTGTGTGCTTGGATTGATTCAGAAATGTCATACTCAGAAGACTGGGCTAGAACTTTGGGGGTAGATCCAGAAAAACTAATCTACTCACAAGCAAGAACTATTAGTGACATGGTAGATGTTGGTGTTGGCTTAATGAATGCTGGAGTTGATTTAATAGTGGTAGACTCTATTACATCAATGCTTCCAGCAATCTATTTTGAAAAAGATACAGATGAAATGAAAGCCTTAGAAAATACAAAACAGATTGGAGCAGAATCCCGTGACTTTAGTAACGCATGGAAAATGCTTAACTATGCAAACAATAAAGTTAAGCCAACTTTGCTTGTTCTTATTTCTCAGTCTCGTAACAATATCAATGCTATGTATACTAGCCAGCAGCCTTCTGGTGGTCAGGCTACTAAGTTTTATTCCTCATGTATTGTTAAACTCTTTTCTTCAGAGTCAGACAATCAAGCGATTAAGGGCAAGATCAAGGTAGGAGATAAATTAATTGAAGAAAAGATTGGTAGAACTATTAAGTGGGAACTCCAGTTCTCCAAAACCTCTCCAGGGTTCCAGTCTGGTGAGTATGATTTTTATTTCAGAGGTGACGATATTGGTCTTGATACCATTGGTGATCTGGTTACTACCGCAGAACTAAATGGCATTGTAGAACGCACAGGTGCTTGGTATATACTTCCTGACGGCACAAAGGTTCAGGGTAAAGAAGCATTCGTTAATCGTGTAAGAGAGGATCTTGACTTGCAAGAATCAATCAAGGCAAAACTAAATGCCTAGTTATACAGTTTATCAGGGTCAATGGGTATGCCATACGTGTAAGGCTATTGTTCCAACATTGAGGTGCTATGCTGCAACCAAAACATTAACATGGATGTGCAAAGAAAAACATTTGACAACCGTATACCTTGGTAGAAGAAAAAAGAAGGATTTTGATGACGGAGAAGAGTGAGTCTAAGAGAATAGGGGCTAAGCAGCACAAGAACTCTGGTCGTAATACTCAAAAGGGAGATGCGTCCTGGAAAAACTTTGTTGTAGACTTTAAAGAGGTCGGAAAGTCTTTTACATTGAACAAAGAGGTTTGGGCAAAGGCTACAACTGATGCTATGAAAAACGGTAAAGACCCAGCAATTGTTGTCGTACTGGGCGAGGGTAACTCTAAAGTAAGACTTGCTATAATTGAGATGAGTATATTAGAAGATCTAGTGGAGGAATAATGGAACAACAAGGAACAACAATAGATATGGTAAATGGTTTGTCAGAGATTGCAGACTACATGCAGGACGAAGAACTCACAGTTGCACTGACAATGATTGCTAAACTAATTATAAAGCCAGACATCCCAATCAATGTTGCCCACGTAGAGATTGTAAGGCTGCAGGCAATTGCTGCTAAGATGGCTTTCAAAGCAACCTGGATGGCCAATGTTGATAAGTCAGATCGTGGAAAGAAGAATCTTTATTACACGGCAGCAGAGTCGTTAAACAATTTAGTATCTGCGCTAAAGTATATTACTCGCTAATATGCTATACTTATACTAATAGAAACGAGTAAAAAATGACAAAAAGTTTATTGCAACAGATTATGGTTAAGCAGGAAAAACCACCAGTAGACTCAATAGATGTTGCTGGTTTGACTGAAAAAATTCAGTCTGGATATACTGTCAATCGTATTGAAAAGCAAACCCAGAAGAAGACCTTTGCGCCATCCACTATTGCCTACGGGCATGGAGAGTGTCCAAGATACTGGTACCTTGCCTTTGACGGACAAATGTTTGAAGATGATGCAACACCATACAGTGCAGCCAATATGACTGCAGGAACAAAGTCTCACGAAAGAATCCAAGAAGCAATGGGTAATGTTCCAGACTTCCTTGTTGATTCAGAATTTAAAATAACACATAATGATCCACCAATCTTTGGTTATGGAGATGTTATTGTTAACTGGCAGGGAGAAGAACTCCTTGGTGAAATTAAAACAATGATGAATGAAGGTTTTGAGTACCGCAAGGCTCATATGAAACCAAAGACTGGTCACCTAGTCCAGTTGCTTATCTACATGAAAATTCTCAAGAAGCCTAAAGCAGTTCTTATTTATGAAAATAAAAACAATCACGAGTTGCTTATTCTTCCAGTAGAAGTAAATGATTATTATCGTCGGTGGGTAGACCAGACGTTTGAATGGATGAGATCAGTTCGTAAGGCTTGGGTCGACAGAACCCTACCTGAAAAGAACTATCGCTCTAATTCAAAGATTTGCAAATCATGTCCTATTAAAAAGGCTTGTGCAGATGCTGGTAAGGGAGACTTTAAACTAAAGTCTTTGGAGCCTATAGATGAAGCATTGTCAATGGTGTGATCAACAATTTAAAACAGATATAACATATCAGATATATTGTTCACCAGAGTGTAGAGACCAGTCGACAAAAGAAAAAATTGCTGCAAGGTATATGGTTTCTAGACGACAAAAAAGAATAGGTAAGGAAAGAACTTGCAAGTCATGCAAAGAGTCTTTGTCAATCTATAATGATGACAACCTTTGTGTAAAATGTAATGTCAATCCTTCTGACGTAGCAAAAGCATTAAAAGAAATTAAGGATAATTTAAAATGAAACTAGCAGAGGCAATAGGAACTAAAATTCCAAATACGATTTGTGCAATTGATGCAAGCACAAACAGTCTTGCCTTTGCTATTTTTAATACTCAACAAAAGACTTTAGAGTCAGTAGGAAAGATTACCTTTAAAGGTAAAGACACCTATGAAAAAGTTATGGATGCTGGACAAAAAGTTAAGTTGTTTCTAGATATGTACGGCGGATTTGAAGCCATTGTAATTGAGCACACAGTATTTATGAACAGTCCCAAGACAGCAGCAGACCTGGCTTTAGTTCAAGGAGCAATTCTTGGATCAGCAGGTCAGTCTGGAACCAAAGTTATAGGCAAGGTATCTCCAATTACTTGGCAAAACTTTATTGGTAACAAAAAGATTTCCAAAGATGAGCAACTGTTTATTCGTTCTCAGAATCCTGGTAAGTCAGTTTCTTGGTATAAAACTTATGAGAGAAATCTTCGTAAAGAAAGAACAATTAAGTTTATTAATATTAACTATGATAGAACGATTACAGATAATGATGTTGCGGATGCTTGCGGAATTGGGCACTGGGCATTAAAAAATTGGGGAAAGGCTATAGGTACGGAATAATGGATAGAGATCCTCTTAAATTTAAGGAAGAAGAGCAAGACGTTATTTTAACTGTCAGGACTCTTGCTCCTACGAAATGGATACTTTTAGATAGAGAGACTGGACAAATTTATCAAGGCAGCCCAAAGGGGCACTGGGATAGACTTGATCCAACTATTAAAGAATACAAGGAACAGTAAGATGGCAAAGATATTAGTATCAATAATTTCTTATAAGGAAGGAGATCTTCTTGGAACAGTTAAAGACTGCTACGATAAAGCAAAAAATAAAGAAGATCTTGTGTTCTCTATAGTAGAAGAACACTATCCAGAATTTTATTCAGATTTAAGTTTTGTGCCAGAAAAGCAAATGCTTTACAGAAAGTTTGATCTTTCAGAATACAGAGGAATACTTTGGGCACGAGATCTAACAACAAGAGAGTTGCCATTTGAGTATGATTACGTTCTTTTTATTTGTGGGCATACAAGGTTTGAGCAAGACTGGGACACTACATCTCTTGAAGAGTATGCAAAAGCAAAAGCAAAGTCTGAAACTGGTAAAGCAATTCTAACTCTTTGTCCACCAGACTTTGAGTACAATGATGATTGGTCTATTAGATATAAGGATAAGGTAAGGACAAACCTATACCACCCATCTATAACTGGTTGGGACCCAAGAATTCAGGAAGTAACAGACTTTATTCCAGGGTATTGGTTTCCAGTTGGAAGTGTTCCACCTGACGACGACGATGTTCATGAGAATTATTGGGTACACTTCACATGGTGTTTTGCAGAAAAATCATACATTGATGAAGTTCCTCTAGATCCAGAAATGAATTTTAATGGAGAAGAGCCATATGTTGCTTTACAGTCTTGGGGTAGAGGATGGAGAATGTTTGCAACATCAAAAATTTTTGCTTACCACCATCTTTCAAGGCAGTACCCAGGGGAAAAGTTAAGCAGATATAGTACTGCAAGACCATGGGCAGACGATAAGAAAAAAGATCATTGGGAACACTCAAGGAATGCGATGTTAAAACTTAACTTGCTTTTTTCTGGAAGGCTAACTGGGGTACATGGAAACATACCTTTAGAGGTTACTCAAGAGTATTGCAGAAGAAGTGGTATTAATTTAAAAATGACAGAATATAATCCAGAATATGACAAGGTCGATGGTTATCAGCATATGATGTCAATTAAAGATACTGCCCCCGTAACAAGGGAAGACTTAGACTGGAAAGTTCCTGGGGTTGACAAATAGACTCATGGCTGCTAAACTATATACAAGCGAGACTTTTATGCGTAAGAGATATCTTATGGATAAGAAGACTCCAGAAGAGATTGCAAAGGAGTGCGGAGTGAGTCTAGAGACCATTTATGTTTACCTTGCTAAATTTGGATTAAGGAAGTCGAGACGATGAGTAAATTTGAGAAGGCTTTGGTAGCACTTGCAGTAGCAGGCACTGTTGGTTTTGCTTTTGCATTTGCTACACTAAAAGGAATCCCAGAAGCGTTTGACTGGGAACTTGATGACGAGGAATCCTATGAGTGATAACTTAAACATAACAGTTGACCAAGTAAATAACCCATTGCACTACACATCAGATCCTTCAGGTATTGAGTGCATTGAGATTACCAGACATAGAAACTTTAACATTGGCAATGCCTTTAAGTATTTGTGGAGAGCAGGACTCAAGGACGA